GGAGCCATTACCGGACACATGTTGTCCGCCTTCGACGATCTGGAAGCTGCGTTGCAGACCACAACGCAGCAGGTGTTTGCCGAAGATGCGCTGCTGGCACCACGCACGAGCCATCAGTATGTCGAGCCCAGCCCCGACGCCGACAGGGTGCAGGTTGCGGTCCGGGGAATTTTCTCCGCAGCACCTGCTGACATGGGCGTAAAGGGGCATGTTGAAGGCCGCAACATGCCCGGGTCTACCCGGTTTGTATCTGCCCAGGCCGAGTTCTGGCTCAGCGTGGCACAGGTACAGTGCGCCGGCTATCGTCCAGCCCGCGGTGATCGGCTGGTTCTGTGTTCAAGGGCTGGCTCGCCAGCCTTTGCCATCTGCGCCGTCCAGGAAACCGGCGCCGGTGATCTGACGCTGGTGCTGGTAGTGGAGGATGAAGCCCGATGAGCCTGACCCGCCTTGCCATGCGCCTTGCGGCAGGCCGCGCCCTGTTGAACAGGACGCTGGCTGGCGTCCGGGTGTTCGACAGTGCGGTTGATCCGATCGACCAGACCATTGCCGAGACCCGCCAGCCTATCCTGGTGCTGACCACCGATGAGCACGAGGTGGTTACCACAGGCCGCGATCTGGGCAGTGGCAACCATCAATGTGATCTCGTGATCGAGGTGGCCATAGCGTCACGGGTGGAGGTTCCGGCTTCCGACGGCAGTGGTGGCCAGATCACCATTGCCATTCCACATACCGACGAGGGTATGGAACTCACGCTCGACCTGATGGAGCACCAGGTTGTGTGCGTGCTGAACCGCGATGACAATGACTGGTCGCGGGCGTGGATGAAGCTGGTGCCGCGCGTCATGCGGAGGTTGTCGCGGCGCGGGGCATCGGCAGAGAACGGGGTGCGCTTTGCCGCCCGCCAGTTGGTCCTCACCTGTGATCTCGTTGATACGCCAACGCGAGGATCCACCATAGAACCGGACACTGCCTGGGGAGATGTCCTGGCAGCCATGGAAACGGATGAAGCGCTTCAGCCCATCGCGGGGCTTTTGCGCGCCGAACTCGAAGGCCAGCCCATCGCCGACTGGCGCCGTGCAGCGCACATGCTGGGCATTCCGCTGCAGGTCGCAGACCAGATGGGCCTTGGACCTGTGCTCGATCTCGCCAGCGATCCGGAAGCCTTTACCTCAGCCGCCATAGACCTCAACACCTCCACGCAAGAGGTCAACGCCGACACAATCGACCTGCAGGTGCCCCATGGCAATCCGTGAACTGGTTGAACTGGCCTCCCGGGTGGCGGAACTGGAGCGGCGGTTCTCCGGAACCTTGCGTCATGGCACTATCGAGGAGGTTGATGCGGCCAAACAAATCGTGCGGCTCAACTTTGGCCAGGACGAGGACGGCAAGCCGTTCCTGTCGCCATGGGTGCCCTATGCCCAGATTGCCGGTGCCCTGAAGGTCCATACACCGCCCTCGAAGGGCCAGCAGTTCACAACTCTGTCACCCACAGGCGACTGGCAGCAGGCGGTCGCCCTGCCGCTGACATGGTCAAAAGCCAACCCGTCGCCCAGCCAGAAGGCGGATGAGCATGTGCTCACCTTCGGTTCGGTCAAGCTCACCATCGAAGGTGAGAAGGTGACCGTCGAGGCACCAAACGTGCTGATAAAGAGCGACAGCATCAATCTCGGTGGCGAAGGCGGCAAAAGGGTCGCACGCATCGGCGACCTTACAAGCGACGGGGCCACGATCATCGAGGGCTCGTCTAAAGTGTTTGCAGTTGATTGAACCAGCCAGGGAGAGAACACATGCCCAATTACATCATTACCGTGAAGGCTGGGCCGTATGTGGCCGGCCAGCGCAACACTGGCGTCGGCACCATGTTGAACCTTAGTGAACGCGCAGCCGAACACGAACTGCGCCTTGGCACGCTGATCGTGGAAAACGCCAATGTCCTTGCGCCAAAGGCCCAGCCGAAGCCTGCGGCAGCGACGGCGAGGTCCGGCAAATCCGATGCTGATGCAAAACCAGCAGCAACGAGCAAGCCATCTGCCAGTGACAATCCCACCGCGTTGAAAAATTCTGTCGCCAATGACAAGACCGGCGCAGAGACTGGTACTGCCTGATGGCCACGCAGTTGTCTGACCCTTCCGTCGGCATTGATGCTGCCACGGGTGGCATCATTACCGGCTGGGATCACGTGGTACAGTCACTGCGCGACATCTTCGATACGCGCTTTGGCACAAGGGTGATGCGGGAGTGGTATGGCTCGTTCGTGCCCAACCTGTTGGGCCGGCTGATCACGCCGGAGGAGGTGGTGCCGTACTTCGCCGCCATTACCTCGGCGATTGAGCAGTGGGAGCCTCGCTTCCGGGTCACCCGCATTCAGGTTGTGAAGGTCACCCGTGAGGGGGAACTGCATGTCTTTCTGGATGGCGAGTATCGCCCCCGGGCCATGTATGGCGACTTTACGCCGGCCGGTGCGCGGCGCATCGATGCCTATGCCAACCCTGACGGGGTGCTGATCGAGGAAAGGCTGAACGCATGAGCAGGTTTACAGCAATCGATCTGTCTGGCCTCGCGCCACCCGATATCATCGAGACGCTGGATTACGAGGCCATCGTCACCGCCATGCGTGATGACCTGGTGGAGCAGTTTCCGCTGATCGCTGGTGTCATCGACCTCGAGAGTGAGCCAGCCCGCAAGCTGATCGAAGCCTTCGCCTACCGTGAACTGCGCCTTCGGGCGCGGATCAACGATGCCGCGCGTGCTGTTTTGCTTGCGTCCTCGTATGGGAGCAACCTGGATCACCTGGGCGCGCTGTTTGCCACGGCACGGCAACAGGGTGAAGACGACAGTCGCTTCCGCCGCCGTATTCAACTGGCACCGGAAGCGTTCTCCGTGGCAGGACCGGAGGGAGCCTATCAGTATCACGCCCTGACCATCGCACCTTGGTCGCGCGATGTAGTGGCGATCAGCCGGGCACCGGGCAAGGTGACGGTGGTGGTGCTCAAGCAGGGCGAGGATCCGATCCCGACCAGGGACGAGCGGGAAGCCATCCGGTTGCATCTGAAGAACGAAGCCATCCGCCCACTCACGGACATGGTGGAGGTGGCTGCACCCATCGTGAGACCTGTTGTGATCGAGGCGCGGTTGACGCTTTATCCCGGCCCCGATGCCAACCTGGTTCTGGCCCGGGCGCAGGGCGCTCTGACCGACTGGCTGGAGCGCAACCGGATGCTGGGCATGAACCTGCGCCGCTCGGCACTGTTCTCGAAGCTGCACCAGGAGGGGGTTCACTCGGCCGACCTGATCTCACCAGCCGAAGACCTCGTTCTCGATGTGAACGAGGTTTATGCCATTGAGGCCATGAACCTGAGTATTGCGACCACGCGGGACCAGTAGGCAGACCATGAGTGAACCACGCCAGACCCTGCTACCGCCCAACCGAACGGCGTTCGAGGAAGCGGCTGACCTGACCGGCGCGCGGGTGGGGGAGTTGCCGGTTCAGCTACGCAAGCTGGTGAAGCCCTACGATATCCTGGACGCCCATCTGCCATGGCTGGCCTGGGGGCTGTCGGTTGATCTGTGGGACAAGGACTGGCCAGCGCAGAAACACCGCAGTCTGACGGCACGGTCGCTGCCGATGCATGCCCGAAAAGGTACACAAGCCTCCATCGCAGAGCATATCCGCATCATGGGTGCTGATCCGCGCCGCTTCATCGTGCCGCCGGCCAGGACGTTCATGATGAAGGCGCTGACGCAGGAGGAGCGTGAGGCCTACCTGGCCCGGTTTGCGCAGTTGCGGGTCTATCCGTATGTGGCGCGGGGGAGCTATCCATTTGCGCACTTCACATCGGCCGCGTTTGGCAGAGGCAAGGCGTTTGCCGGTGCCTGTCATGTAAAGGACGTGGGCGCCTGGTCTCGCTATGTGCGCACTGCAAGGGTTTGGGACAAAGGCCAAGAGACCACGCTGACCATTCGCACGGTAGAGCCTGAGACGGTCGGCCGCTTCGAGGCCACGGCCTATGATGAGGTCGTTCTGGCGCCCAAGCCGACGGCAGCGGTCCATCTTGATGCAGGGCCCAGGGAACACCTGTACCTGGTCGACGACTTTGGCGTCAGACAGCGCCTGGTTCGCCTGCCCAGACGCGATGACTACACCTACCGCCTGGGACGGGAGCAGTACACCACGGTCTACCCGCAAGGTGACCTCATCGATGTCCGCCCGCAGGATGTGGCGGAAGTCCACACAGGCCTGCCCACGGCGCTGCACCTGTCAGCCGGGCAGTTCATGGCGGGCAAGTGCCTGCCAGCCAGCATCGCCTGGCAGTATCTCTATCAACGCTGGCACCTGCATGATGGGACCCGCGTACCAGACGAACGCCGTCAGTCCACCCATGTGGGCCATACCAGGCTTGGCATGCAGGCCTACACGGCAGAGGTTCGCACCCGCATCGAGGGGCAGATGCCACCGCGCACGGCGCTGAAGTTCGTCAATGGCTACCTGATGCGAGGGTCACGCAAGCAGATCGCCGATGTCCGTGAGGCGATCCGCGTCTCGAAGGCACTGCGTGACCGCATCTACATCGACACCAAGACCTGGCGGGGAGCCCGCGCCGGGGACCGTCACCGCGTCGGCTCACTGGCGATTGGCCAATACACAGAGGTTTGAGACATGGAAAGCACCGTCATCTACCGCGACCGGCAGGAACTGCAGTCGGCGGACCTGAACAACGCGCAAGTCTATGCCCGTGCCTCGCTTGATCATGTGGTCAAGGATGCGGTGGAGGCGGGCAAGGGCTATGTGGGCTTTACCGCGTCGAAGACGGCAGCAACGGAACTCACCCTGTCGCCGGGACGGCTCTATGCGGCGGGTGCCGTCTATGCGCGCGAAGAAGACATCGTGCTGGACCTGTTCAACGCACTTCCCCTGGTGAGCCGCAAGCGTGTCGCCATCGTGGCCTTCGGCCAGGAGGTGGAAACCGATGTGCAGCCGCGCGACTTCCTGATCGATGCCCAGGTCGGCACGACAGAACCCCAGTCAGTGGCCATGGAAAGCCACCGCAGGTGCGAACTGTCGTCTGTCGCTGGTACCGAAAGCCCTGATCCGGCCTATCCGCCCAGTG